TTTTCTTCGAGTTGAGCTGTTTTCAGTTCAAGTTCGATAATCATAGGAGGGATTGCTCCGGCCATTAACTGCTCCTATATCGGTTCTTAAACTCTCGCGTAAAAATAGCGTTAGCCTCACGCCTAACCGTTTCCGCGGCGGGTCGTAGATAAGGATATTTTACTCCCGATTTCCAACGCGGCGAGCCTTCCTCAACCACGCGCGAGTAAATCATTGACGGATAAACCGACGCAACATATGAGCCGAAACCCTGCCGCATTTCCGTTCGGATAGAACGAATCAGATTACCCGTTCGACGGTTCGGGCCTGGCCCTGTGCCTGGAATATGCTCCGACGGAATCCAAGTAACCGCGCCTTTAGGTGAAACCGTTTTCGTATGTGAACCGGTCAAAGCGTTTTGTTTCGCGACACGTTCAACACGCAACGCCACTTTACCGAAAGCATAAACGGCGGCCTTCTCGTAGTTGTGAACTTCCTTAGTCAACCCAGCAACAACCTCTGGCAGATTAGTTATAGAAAGCTTGCCGTCTTCACTCACTTACTTTTCTCCGCCTTAACTTCTTCGACCTCGTTCGCAATCGCTAACAACCAATCTATCAAGTAGGCCGGTTGCTCGTCGGTCTGTTTAGGCGTCCACCCGAAACGGTCGGCTAAAGCAAAATACTTATATTCTTCGTCGGGATAGTCGAGGTTTTCTCTACGCTCGAACCCTTCGATTAAACCTCGGAGTCGTTTGAGTTTTCGATAGTCGCTTTTGGGTCTGCGTCTGCCTCGTCCGTTTGAACAAGCGACGGAAACAAAACGGCCATAGCCTTATCCGCTTCAACCGAAAGCGCGTCATAATCGTCGGGAGCCAACTCGTCAATCGACTCAACACGAACCGACGGAGGCAACAACTCGAACGACCACTCGTCAATAATGATTGCGAGCAACGCGTCATTCATAGCGAAGCCACGCTCCGCAATACTCCAATCCTTCGCTTCACGAGTCGAAGCCAGAATCTTCTTACGGTCGCCGTGAGTCAAAGACTTAGGGTCGCGCAAAGTAACAGTATTGCCGCTAGGGAGTTTAACTACTTTAGCCAATTGGTTTTCCTTCTTATTTGGGTGGCGAAGTTGGGGTTAGCAAGAAGGGGAAAATAACCCCAACTCCGCCACGTTTGGTTTACTGATAAACGTTAGTTGCGACCGCGTTCTTAAACACCCATTTAATAGGTGAGTAGCCGGCAGTTGCGCCCGCGTCGGTCGTGTTAGCGATACCTGTAAAGTCTACTGAAATCTCAACAAAGTCTTTCGAACGGTCAATGGCCGCGGCGTGGTATGCGCCCTTAGTGAGAGTTGCCTGAATCTGGGTGGCAGTCGCACCCGAACCGTTCGACCAATTGAGAACAATGGTCGGCTGGGTGTTAGTGAGATAGCGAGTAAGTTCGGTGTCGGCTTCCATAACGAAACGGAACGAACCCTTAGTCTCTAGTGGGCCAGCGAAAATCTGGTAAGGGTTCTGGGTGTTATTGATTCCGTAGATTGGAGTAACCGGACGACTCATCGAGATTGAACCCTCGACTGCGTTCGAAATGCTCGAACCGCCAATGGTTACTAGGCCCTGCCAAGTTGGGGTTGGAATGACGGTCGAGAACGACGGGGTAGGAGTCGACGCGGCGGCAGACTGCCAACCCGTAGCCTTAGCGTCGTAGTCGAGCAAACCTTCGGCGGTGAAGTTCAAAGTGAAATCGTGAACGAGGCAACCTGGATATGCGCGAACGTTAGCCGCATAAAAGTCGGTGAAGGTTAGCGAAGTTGGTTGGGCGTCTGCCGCAGTAACCGACGAGTTCTCAACGCTAACGGTGTGAGTGTATGGTGCGCTTGCGCCCGTAGTTGCTACGTCGCCAAGAAGTCCACCAACTGCGAACGGAATAGTGTCCGCAAACACGGGGCCACCAAAGTCGAAAGTCGAACGAACTCGGCCCTGCTGGTAACCGTAGTCCTTAACAATCGAACCGCGAATACCTTCGTCGAATAGTGGGTCGATAACGTCGACCGGCTTAAGTTTAGAAATGCTAACCGGAATGTAGTTGGTTGGGGCAACTGCGGTTCCGCGAGTAGTTTCTTTCGCTACGCCGACATAACTTCTAACGGAGTTTTGTGCGCTCATTTATTTTTCTCCTAGTTGGTTTCGGCTGGAGCCGTGTCTGGGGTTGGTGTCTCTGTCGCGTCCGTAGAAGCGTCGACAACGGGTTCGGCGTCTACGGGTGCGGGAGTCTCTGCGGTGGCGTCTGCTACGGGTGCGTCTGCGACGGGTGCGGTGATTGAAACTTTAGCTTTAGCGGCGGCCGAAACAACGCCCGTCGCAGATAGGTCTTCTGGCCCTTCGAACACGTCGTTCTTCGAAACGGTCAAACCAAGCGTAGGAAAGATTAGCGGCTCGTCGCCCGCATACTGCCATTTCGCCATAAGAGTTCTCCTAAGCCTGAATCATTTGTGTTACTGTAAAGTCTAACGCCGCCCATATCTCCGTTGCGCCACCGTCATTCGTAACCGGTTCGCCATACGACACGGTTATACCTGGTTCGGCCGCTTGCCAGATAACGTTGCCGTCGGTTTGTCCGAGCCTGTGGCCGCCCGCACGAAGTTGAGTTTTAACTGCGTCAACAATAGCGTCAAAGTCATTCATAGCGTCTTGCGAATATTGTGCCACCGAGTGCGTGAAGATTTGAAACTGAACGTCGTAATCTATTTGCTTCCAACCGTTATACGCGCCACCAATAGCGATACGTTGCTCCGATTCGCCGGCAATAAAAACGACACCCGCCGCACGAGTAATCTCGCCCGCCGTCGAGTTAGCTTGAAAGTTTATGCGCTTCGGGTGGGCGGTGAAAATCTGGTTTAAGTGTGGAACGTTGGCGGCCGCAATCCACGAACCAACCGCCGCGCGAACTTCTTGGCGACTCACCTAATACGCCTAAACGGGTTAAGAAGTTCTTTCGCATACGCCAAGTCGGAGCCTAGTTTTTGTTCTCCCGCAATGGCTTCGCCTGGACGGTTCGTAACATTCAACACGAGCGACGCGTCTCCACGAATCTTCAAGTTCATCGAAGTAATCAGAATGGCCGCTTGCTTAATGGCGGCGGGCAAAGCCGAAACTGCGACACCCGACGAATGAGCGTAAGCCAACGGGGTAGCAAGTGGAACCGTGGTTGAACCAAACGTGTAAGTCGAGGCAACGGTTACGCGTTCCGTGCTGGCTCCGTCATAGACGGTTAGCATTTGGCCGGCAACAATACCCGCACCCGACGCAACCGTAATCGACGACGCGGCGGCCGACACGTTCGAAGCGATAGTCGTATTAGCGTAGCCGTTGACGTAAGTGTAGTTAACGAACACGGGAACTTTATTTGATACGGGAAACCCGAACGAGAGTGGCCCTTGCGACGAGTAAGTGATAGCGGACGCCGAGTAAGGGAAAATAATTTCCTGCTCCTCAAACCACGCAAGCGAACAATCTGGGACGGCTTGGAGTTGGCCTGGATACGCACCAAAGCTTAGGGCCGTCAATGCGACAACGGGAAAGTATTTAGGGTGAATCTTTAGAAGGCCGTCGGTCGATACACGAACTCGTTGTTGCTCCGTGTCCGTAGTAGCGGCTAAAACTTGGTTACAGTAAACGTCGATAGCGGACGAGGCGCGAGTAATAGCGTTCGTTAGTTCGGCGTCCTGCGCCGCCTGGTTGCCACCCTGAACCAGATTCCCATAGTCGAGGGCCGTAGGCGCGTTCTTGTATTCGTCGAGCGTTAGATACGGTGTGGAGAACTGCGGAGTGATAGGTGAGATTCCGTTAGCCATTGTCTTTACCGCACTTTCCACAAACTCTAAACACGGCATTAAAGCCACACTCACACGGGAAACCTTCGGTTACGATTCCCGAAAACTCGGCCGCGTGAAAAAAGCCTTCGCTAACCATTTGTTTAGCGTGGCTTGGGTTATCGACTCGAATAGTTCCGTCTCGTCCAACGTCATACTTTTTAGTTCCGCGTTCCGTGGTTACGTCAACGCCACGAACTCCGCCGTCGGGTGCTACTAAACGAGACAACATTTCCTCCGAGTCAAAAGTAAAGGGTGGAAACCTTACGGCTTCCACCCTCTACTTTATACCGCTATTAGGCGGACTTGATTCCTGTAACAATACCGTTCCACGCTGGAGCGTAGCCGACGAAGGTTCCACGGAAGTAGGTCGAGAACTCGTAAGAGAATTGAGTTACCGGCCACTGAATACCCATATAGTCCTGAACGTTGACTACTGCCCAAACGTCCGAAACCTCGGTGTCTGGGATAGCAAAGTGTAGGAGATAACGGGAGCGACACCCTGTGGGAGCCACGGGTGAACCGTAAGGTTAACCAACTTACCGGTGATTTCGTTGTGAAGCGCACCGATAACCGCGCCACCAGCGTAGTCGCCGGCTTCGGTCTGGCTTAGGTTGATACGGTAGTTCGCAGTCGAACCGTTCTTGATAGCGTCCGACAACTGCTTACGGTCGGCACCGTTAAGAAGAATCTCGTCTGGGTCGGCCTTTACGTTGTTGTATAGGGTGCTAAAAATGTTCTGGAACTCGACACCTGGGTTCGAGGTCGAGAACTGCGAGTTGATTGCCGACGAAACACCGCCCGCGATAATCTGCGGAATCATACCGTCGTAGCCGGTGGCGTAGGCGGACGAGTCAACAGTTGGTGCGGTGCGGGTCGAAGCGGTCGAGTAGATAATCTCGTCGTTAGTTGAGAGTCCACCCGCACCGTTTACGATACCGGTTAGCGAGGTGAAACGGCCCTGATACTTGGCGTTAGCGTTTCCGGTAGTAGTGCCGACGTAGGTGTTGTAACCTAGTGCGCCGGTAACACCGTTGACGGTAACAGTAAGGACGTTGCCCGAAGTTACTGCGAGCGACTGAACGGTTGACGAAACACCTTCACCGAACGAACCAGCGTCTGCGGTTACGTAGACGTAGTAGGTGGTTGCCGAGAGTGCTACTTCACCGTTAGCGGCGGCGCGCTGGCCGAGAGTAACGGTTGGAGCCGCAAGCGCACCCGAAAGGCCCGACGCAGTTCCGCGGCTCATAAGGAGCATACGCTCCTCCATAAGCATAGTTGCGTAAAGAGTCGAGGTCGACGAAAGCTGGCGCAAGTCCTGATAGCCGAGGCCCGAGAAGTTTGCGTCAAACGAAACTGCGTCGGATAGCGAGTAGGAGTTGTAGCCGAAGATTGCGTCTTCTGCGGTGTAACTAATCTTTGGGCCACGCTCAAAGTTGATTGAACCGAAAGCGGTTGTGGTCGACTCCGAGATACCTGGCCAGATGTTGCCCTGTCCGCCGGTTCCGGTTCCGGTGTAGCCGGTGATTCGCTTAATGCGGTGCGAAGTTCCAACACCCTTCTTACGGGCAATCTTGTTACGGAGTGGCGTAGGACGTGGGGTTAGGAGCTTGGCTGGAGCCTCTAGGTCGAACGCCGCGAACGAAGTCGATAGCGGGGTCGTTAGAGTAATGTCCTTAACGATGTCTGCGGTTGCGGTGCGCTGGGCGGCAAGTGCCGAGTTTAGTGCGCCAACTGCGTCTGGCGATAGGGACTTGTTAGCCATAAGGCCTTCGATAGCGGCCATAGGGTCGGCGGCTGGGGCCTGCCCTGGGACGGTCGAAGGGTTAGCGAATGACTTGTTTAGAGTGTCGAGGTATTCCTCGTGTCTCTGTGCGGACTTCTTGGCAGAACTAGCGTCTGCGAATAGGTCGCTTGCTTTAACGGCTTCCATTTAGAAACCCTTTCCGGCAACCTTAGTTGCCTTAGTTGTAAGTTCTTCGGCAAGTTCCCGATAACCCTTCGCGAGAAGTGGGTCGGTAGTTGCCGCGGCTTTCGACGCGTAGACTGCGGCCTTACGGTTTAGGTCTGCGACGTCTTCGTTTGTAGCGTTTACGCGCGACCGCTTAGGGCCACCCGCGACCGCCGCCTTGTTAGCCGTCTCTAGGGCGGCTTCGAGTTCGGTAGCCTTCTCTCGTTCTGCCTTAATCGCAGACTTTAGAAGGTCTAGTTCGGACTCGACGCTCGCCTTTGCTTGCGCTACGGCCTTCTCGACGATACCGGCTACAACGGTTTCGTCTAGGGCAACGTTCTCTGATTCCACCGACGCAGACTTTTCGGCGTCTTCGGTGATAGCCGAATCGGTGTCGGCGTCTGGGGTAGTGGACTTGGCTAGTCCGCACTTACAAGAGTCGGACTTACAACCGTCGGCTTCTTTAGTAGCGCACTTGTCGCAACCGCAGTCGCACGAAGTGGCGTCTTTAGCCATAAGGGTTTCGTCGTCCGAGAAGTCGTCTACGTCGTCTTCGTCAATGTGTGAAGCGTCCGAAGGTAGTGGGTCGGCTTCGCCTTTTCCACTTCGATAGAGTGCCACTTTTGTAGGTGTTTCATAGCCTTTAGAAGTTGCTTAATGTCTTTAGTTTCGTCGTCGCCCTCGGTAACGATTTCTTGAGTTTCCGATTCGATAAGCGCAACGACTGCGGCTACGGCCGCGTTGTAAAGGTCGTCGTCATACTTCAAGAGTTCACCCTGAACGGACTTCTCGGTGTCGGCGTCTTCGTCAACCGATACGGCTTCGACCGGTTCGGCGTCTGCGTCGGGAGCTTCGACTTCTGCGGGTGCGTCAACACTCACCTCGTCAACAACTACTTCTTCGACGGGTGCGGTTTCTTCAACCTCAACGGCCTCGTCTGCGGGTGCGTCCGATTTAACTAGACGTGCCACGTCTGCGGGCGACGGAATGTTTACCTGGGCCACGTTAACCAACTCTCCATTATCTGCGGCTTTCGCTAACATTAGTTTAGCGTTAGGGTTAGCCGGCCTGTCGACAAGTGAAACCTCGACAATCTGTCCGTCAACGATACGACCGCCCGCGGCTTTCTGGTCGCGGATAACACGAGGCGAACGAATACCAATCGAGAAGCCTTTAAGAACGCCCGTCTCAACTTTCTTCACCGACACGGGGTCGACAACGAGGGCGGTAATGTAGTGGCCGTCTTCTTTAAGTTCGTAGTCGGTGGCAACACCCGCCGCAATGTTGGAGTGTTGTTCGCGCACGTTGCCGCCCGTGGTGAACCAATCGGGCATAGCTTTTTTCAACCAAGACTCGTCGCAGATTTGCTGGTCGATATCGATTGTGTCGTCGGTGGCTTTGCCGTAAACCTTTAGTGTTCCGTCTTCTTGTTTCTCGGACTTGGTAATGGCGGCGTAGGAGTGCGCTAGTTCGTTCATTCTTTTATCTTCCTGAATAGATTACGGAGACGGCTCCGGCGGTTGTTGTTCCTGCGGCGACCGCGTAGAGTGCGTCTCCTGCGTGAAGCCAGATTTGGAGCGAGGCTTTAGAAGCGATTTGTGAACCCTGGTTTGCGCCGGCCGCCGTAGTAACAACCGAGTCGCCAACGTAAATAATCGAGTTGTCTCCGTTAAAGATTTGAACCGCCGTATAGGGTGAGCCAACGGGCAGTTGGCAAATCTGTATAGGCGTCGTAGAGACGGTCGTGTTCGTGTGGATTAGGGCCATTAGTTGCCAAACCAGATAACCGATACCGTTGGAGTTGCGGCCGACGCTACAACGTAGAACGTGTCGCCGCCGTCTGCTTCGAAACTGTAAGCCGACGACTTGCCAATCTTGAAACCTTGTCGTGCGCCGGTGGCCGCTACGTCTGAACCACCAACATAGACGTCATTACTCGCGTCGTTGTTGGAGATGTAGCAACGAATCTTGCCGGCGGCGTTAGGGAGTTTAACGAGGATACGCGTAGTCGTGGACGCGCTAACGGTTGCGTGTTGTAGTGCCATTCGTTGAGTCTCCTAAACTAGCCAGACGGCGGCTTGTTCCATACCTAAAAGCCAGCAAGCGAAAAGGCGGTGGTGTCCGTCAACAATAATCTTACGCCCGTTCTTATCGACTACTAGCGGATAGGAACGGTTGGGTGTCATTGCTTGGCCCATAACGTCGATGTGTTTGGCGACGCGTTTGCGGCTCATAAACGGGTCGGTTCCGTAAAGCTCGTCGAGGTTAATAATGGTTGGTTTGGCTAAGTCCCAAGTGGCGGGGTTGACGGTTGGAACTTCGACGGTTTGCCACGGCGATTCGACCCATTTTTCGGGGTTGTCGATTTGTGGGTTGTTTGGGTTTGGGAGGATAGCGAGGCGGGAATGGGCGCGTTTGGTTTCGAGTGGGCCTGGAACAAACTTCAACACGTCGGCCACAACTGATTTAGTTGGAGCATTGCGACGAGTAATCGTTAGTCCCGCCTTAGTGTCTAAAACGAATCTGCTATCTAACACGTTTTACCTCGTTATTTATTCTCACGGTTATTACCGAGCCTTTCACTTCCACTACGTCGAACGTTGTCGAACGTGGCAATAGCCATTCTTTTTCTACTGCGTTAGTAGTTGGGAGAACTTCTCTCTGGTAACTGTGGACGGCCAATCCTGGAGTGCCGGCTGGGTTAATGATTTTCATAAGAACGCCGTCCTGCCCTCGGAGGAATCTTTGGGCTACGTTCTTGTCCCAACTTGTAGAAGCGAAACCCGCTTCGGTGAATGAGTCGCCGGGTTCTAGGTTAAGCAAGTCGTAAGCAACTTCTTCGTCCGAGATACCTCGATAGGTAATCATTTCTTTAGGTGTGGTTGGTGCGGAGTCGATAAGTTGGTCAAGGTTTTTAATGTCGGTTTCGCGAGCCGCCACGTCTGCCGCGGAGAGTCCTGCGTCTTCGGCGTAAACGTCGCCTTCACGGAGCAACCCGTTTATGTCGTGAAACTTTCCCGTTCCGTCGGTGTAGTTGGTTAGAGACTTCGACCATTCGGGCGGGTTGCCTTCTTCTACGAAACCAAGATTGCGTTGAAAGTTGAGTTGGTCGAGGACGGCTTTAGTGTCGTTTAGGTCTAGCGGTTTGGCCGGCTTAGTTGCGGTTTGGGCTACGGGTTCGACTCGTGTGGTTTCAACTGCTAAGTCTGGGTGAACGTCAACCGCTAACGCGTCCGCACCCGACTCCATAAGACTCGACGACGCGTCAACAACCGCAGACTCTAACCCGTCCGCAAACCCAGCCGGAGCAACGTCCAAACCTGCCTCGTCCACGGCCGCACCGTCGCCACCCGCAACCACGGGAATAAGCGAGCAACGGCAGTTAGGGTGTGCCGGTGGTTCGGTGTCGCCAGAGTCAAACTCGGTTCCAACGTCAACCGCACCCTGGTCTGCGTTGGCCGCACAAATCTCGCACGGGTCAAGTGCCAACCATTCGACCTGTTCCAACCCGAACTCCTTGTAGGAGTCGAGCGAGGCGACAGAAGTTGCGCGAGCCATTTCGGTCGTGGCAATAGTTAGGGCGCGGCGTGGGTCGTCTAACACGGCTAGGAGTGAGTCTCGTAGTTCGGTGTCGGTTGCGCCCGTGTTGAGTGCGTCGGCTAGGCGTGTGCCAACTCGGTTTAGTGTCGTCTTGTTTAGGCCGGCGATTGTTGCGTTGCGGCTATCCAAGAGTTTCGATAACGCTCCTGCTGGACGCACCAATGCGGCCGCCGGCGCATTACCTGGAGTCCAAGAACTCCAATCAATATTAAAGAAACGGTTAATGTCGTCCTGCGACGGAGCCGCCTTATTCAACACGGCGTGAGAGTAAGCCGCACCTGCCGCGTCTCGACCCAACACCCAACCCGTCGAATACAGTTTCTCCAACGCAACGTTAAGGCTACGGTCATTAGTGCGAACGTGGCGGCTAGTCCAATCGCGTAGTTCGTCGCCCGTCCAACGCTTCTTATCGTCGTTAGTTGGAAACGCCGTCTGAACGTCTCGAACAATGTCCGCCACGTTCACGGACTCCCGTAAACCCTGTCGAATGTCGTCCGCTAGAGTTGCGCTAGTTCGCACCAACGCGCCGTCTAGTTCAAACCAGAACTTCATTACCCTAGATAACGCTCGGCATACCAGCGCGCGCCGTCGTGGTCTCCAACCTCGACAAACTTGTTTAACGTTTCACCGTAAACGGTTGGCACGTTCTCAAACTCGAACGGGCGAGTAGGCGACTTACGCAACCAGCGGATAAACGTTTTCATTTCAGAGACGGCACTTTTCTCGTCGATAGGTGTCTCGTCGGAAAGGTCGGCGTCGGCGGTAGGTTCTGCCGGTTCGACCGGATTCGACGGTGTTTCGTCTGCGGGTTTCTCGGTGATACCTGCGTCAACTTGGCCCGCGTTAGGTGGCGTTGCTGGGGCAGTTTCACCCGACGCACTAACGGCAGTCAAACCTTCGTCGCGCATAATGAACAAACCTTGCGTCGTTGCGATGATAGGCAAGTCGGCGTCGGGTGCGTCAATGAGAGGCAAACCAAGCTTGGCTCGTTCCTCGTTGAGAATGAACGAACCGTTCTTTAAACGAATGTCTCCGGCTTTAGCGGCCGCTTCTTCGTCCTGTCGTTTAGACGGTTGAAACTTGAACTCTAGTTCACGAGGCATACCCAAGAAAACGTAAGAAAGTTGGGTGAGCATAGACGCGACCCAATTGGATAGTGGGATAAGTCCGATAACTTCAGACGATTCGGCTTGGCCTGTTGCGTGGCCGGCTCCGCCCAAACCAGACTTAGGGGTGAAACCGATTTCGGTTGGCAAGACTCCGAAGTGTCCGCAGATAGAAGTTACTAGGAACTCGTCTAGGACGTCGCGGAACTTTTCACCATAGCCGTCGAACGTAACCGGTTCGAGTCCACCTGGTAGGAGACGTGCGCGTTTACGTTGTTCGGTCTGGCCAGAGAGGTCGTCGTTGAGAACGTTCTCGTAGGCTTTCAGTAGGTCTGGTGGAATGGAGCCGTCGGACTTCAACATTAGTTCTGGCAATACGCCGTCCGTGTATTCGGCTCGTAGCCATTGCTGGCGACGTAAGTAAATGTCGGCTAGAGGCAACGCTCGTTCGACGGGGCCATAACCGTAAACGCTAGTTGTGCGACGGTTGCGAACAAAGTAGGCAAGCTCGTCGGCAGAGAACTCGCCGTCCGTGTTTTCGCTTTCGGTTGGGGCAGAGAACTCGGAACGTGGGAAACCGTAAAGAATCTGTTGGAACGCTGGGAACGGTGGTAGTGGACGCATACCGCGGTCGTCAATGAGTGGCTTAATGGTTCCGCCGTCGAGTATCTGTAAGGCGTTCAAATCGCCGCCTACGGTCATTTGCGGCCATACTGCCCAAGCGTCCAATACGAGAATGTCCTCGACTGCCATAGAAAGCCAATCGGAGAACACGAGGCCGTTCGATACGTCGGGAGTTTCCCAGAACTGTCGGAGACGGTTAATCTCCTGCGTGTAACGTTCTTTAGCGACGGCCATTGCGCGGACGGGTGAGAGTCCTGTTTCGGCAATGATTTTTTCTACTGCGTCCGAGCCGAGGCTAATGTCCCATTCGAGGCCGGCAATCTTTGCTTTCATTACTTCGATACAACGACGCAGAATGTCTATCTGGTCGGCGGCGGCTCGAAGCGTTTTGAACGGGACGGGACGCGTCTCGGTAATGTTAATGTTTTGGGCGACTTGATATTCGTAGCGTCGCGGGTCGGCGCGGCCGTCGTCGCGGACGGGGTTAATCGCACCTGGGACGAGGGCTTGGCCTGGAGTGAATGGCACGTTCGCCAAGATAGGGTTGCGGGGTAGGCCGGTCGAGTTGCCGTAGCCGAGGTTAGGGTTCTGTTGGAACTGTTGAATGGCAGAGACTTCGGGAGCCGCTTTACTGATTTGGTCGGCTACTCGTTTAGCAAAGTTGTCTAGTATGCCCATAGGTTGTTCCTATCTCGTTGGCGGTTTATCCATTTAGTCTACTGCGGGTTTGGATAGGAGAAATCCCGCAACGTCGCCCAACCTATTTTCTAGTTCTCTCGAACTTAAGTTGCGTTGCGGGATTCTTGCCGTCGAGGGTGGCGGCAAGCTTTTAGTCGAATCGGGTTCGACTCCATTCCGTGAACTTGACGTCTTCTCCTGCGTCTATGAGCCGGTCGAGTTCTTGGATAAGTTGGCGGGCTTCGTCGATACGGGCGGCCTGTTCGTTCAACCATTCGGTAGCGGCAACGAGCGACGCCTTGTTTTCGATTGGGTTGCCGTCGAGGAACCGGTCGAAGTTGAATGGTTGTGGGTGGCGTAGTTGTTCGAGGGTGGTCGCATAGTGGCGGCGGGTGCGAATGAATGTGGCGATATCGGTTAGGAGTGTCATACGGTTAGGGTCTTTCGGTGGAGACGGTTGGAACGATTCGGTAGTGGAGGTCGCGGCGGTAGTCGAGAGATTTGCTGGCGGCTCGTCGTTCTGCGACGTATAGGGATTCGCAGAAGTGGGCGTCTTGCCAAACGATTTCGTTGGGGCCAACTTTGTTAGCGGCGGCGAGTAGGACGAGGTTGTTGGTTTTGATTGCGTAGGCGCGGGTTAGTGCGCTCGTGTAGCCGGTGATTATGGCGTGGGTTAGTGGTGTCCAACTTGGTTCGGTGGCTTCGAAGCCGTCGAGTTTGACGGTGTTTATGTAGCGCGACATTAGGCAACCTTCTTAGGCTTGCGAACCTGCGTCTGGGCCTTGTTCTCGTATTCGCTAAAGTTAGCAACTTCGGCGGTAATGGTGAGGGCCTCGTCGCGTTCAACGCAGAACGCCCAATTTGCGGCGGTGTAAGCCTTGACGAGTTCACGGTTAGGCGTCTCAATAACGATTAGCATTTGTGGGCCGTAGTTGCCGTCGATAGATACGGCGGTCTTGACGATACCCGACACGGTTACAACGTCGCCAATCTGGGCGTCGAGAGTCTTGTATTCGGCGTTAGCGGCGGCGATAGCGGCTTGGCGGCGAGCGTCTTCGGCTTCGCGTTCTGCGTAGGCGGCAAGGTTAGCGGCGAGGTTAGCCTGGTATTCGGCTTGACGCTTGGCTTCGCGCTTGGCTTCTTCGGCGTCAAGTTTGGCTTCGTGGGCTTGCGCTTCTGCGACGGTTGCGAACGACTTGGTGCCGCGTCGAATAATGTTGGCACCTTTACACGCGTAGCATAGGCCGTTGTGAGTTGCCGAGAACTCGCGAATGTAGCCGGAGCCGCCGCACTTGTAGCAAGGCGAACCAATAACGTAGGTGTTGTTCTGGGTTTTGTAGATAGCCATTTGAGTCTCCCTCTCCTTGTGTGGCTTTGTTGCTAGAACAAGTAAACCACTTTCGAGAAACCGTATCTACGAAAACACGAAAAAAGTTTGTAACAAATGTGTTACGCCCAACCACCAGCAATAACCGTATCCGAAGCCGCACCCAACTTCGTCAACTGAAACCACGACAACGGTTGCGAAACCGGCGTCGATGAAGCTCCCGTTGTTTGAAGAAACGGAAAGAACGTTCCACCCGTAGTCGCGTTGCTTTTAAACACTCCGTCAAGTTCGATAACAAAGTTAGTTGTTGAAGGCACGGTCGCAGTTACAGACGTGGCGGCCGCCGTATTCGACCAACCCAAGTAAGGTGTCTGGGCCGCGCCGTTCTGGTTGTATGACTTAAACGAATAACTCATAGCGGCGTTAGCGTTGCTAAAAGTGAAACCGGTTTGAATGGTTTGTGCGCCACCCGTGAAAGTGAAGTTCACAATATAGACGGCTTTAAAAGCGTAGAGTTTGTTAGCGTCCAAACTGATAACGTCTTGGGCAGTTCCAAACGGTGAGACGGCCGTTGTGCTAATAGACACCGTAGATTGAGCAACGACCATTTGGGCGGCTTGTATCATTGCGCGGCCCGACGTGTTTGCGTTTGGGGTTACGTAGAGTTTGTCGCCGTCGTATTCGACGACACCGTTGGCGGGAGTGGTTAGTTTTGTTCCGGTTTGAAACGTTAACGGTGATAGGGCGGTTGTGCCGGCCGCTAACGTTAGGTTGCTTGTTAGGGTTCCGCCGGTGAATGACGAGCTTGGTAGGACTTGCCAGGTTGGGGTTGTGCCGATACCGTTGGCGGTTAAAACGTAGCCGCTGGTTTGTGTGCCTGTTGTCCACGCTGGGGCGGTTGCTCCTTGAATGAGGACTTGTCCGGTGTTGGCTCCTGCGGTTAGTAGGCCGCTAGTGTTGGCGGCGGTTTGAACGATTATCTGTGTGTTGGTTGGTGTGAGCGATAGGTTGCTCGCACGGTTGACGCCTGTTTGAAAAGCGGGGCCAGACGAGCCTTGAGTTAGGACGTCTCCGAGCGCACCGCCAGCGGCGATTAGGCCGGTTGTGTTGGTGGCGGTTTGTGCTACGAGTTGGATTCCCGACGGTGTTATGGCAAGGTTGGCGACGGTTGGGGTTGCGGTGGAAACTGCGGTGGTTCGGCCTTTAGCGTCGACGGTGATTACGGGAATGGCCGACGAGCTTCCGTATGTGCCGGCGGGTGAGGGTGTGAGTGCGGCAAGGGTTGGCGACGGATAGTTGCCGGTTAGGTCGCCTCCTGCGGTGGCGGTAGCGGATAGGCGGCTTGTGTCGGTTGGGTGAACGTGGTCTTGGCGGGCATAGAGTAGCGACGTGCCTACGGCGGCGGTTCCGTCTATTAGCGGAGCGACGGTTGCGGGTGAGGCGGGAGCCGTGCCAGACGACGCGACAGTTATACGGCCTTTAGAGTCGACGGTGAACGCGCCGTAAGTGTATGAGCCGGACGGGTCTGGGGATAGTGCCGCCAGCGTTGGGTTGGGATAGGAGCCGGTAAGGTCTCCACCTGCGGGGCCTGTTGGTGTGGAGCCGCCAGCCGTTCCGATTGTTTGGGTTGCGCCAGCCGCGTCGATGTATTGGAGTGAGTTGCCTGTCGTGTTCAACCAGGCGTCGCCCTTGTTCGGGTTAGTAGGTGCGCCCGTAATGTTTGGAAAGTTGAAGCGAACCGAGTTCTCTAACTTGGTTAGACGGCTTGTAATGTTTTGGAACATTGCCAGCAAGTTCGGCGGTAGGTTAATGAACGGCACTTTAGTTTCCTAACGGGGTGTGGCATTTGGGGCAGACGGTGGCAGACTTAGGCGCGGGCATACGGCAAGCGGGACAAAACTTGGCTAATGCCGCTAATTGAATAATAGACGAGGACGATTCCATTAGTTCGGTTATGGCCCATACGAGGGCGTCCATTCGGTCGGGTGAGTCTGGGGAGTCGGGAGTCCACGAACATAGTTGGTCTTCGAGTTTGGGGAGGTTGCCGACGTGGTGGACTCGGCCTTGTTCGTAGAGTGCGGCGACGGGTTCGGCTCGGACGAGTTTGCCGCGGGTGGCGGTTACTTTCTTGTATGGAACCATTGGGTCGACTTGGCGTAGGAGAAGTTCAATCATATCTCCGCCGTTGTTTGTTTCTCCGATAATGCGGTCGGCTTTGTATTCGTGGAATGTTTCGACGGCCCGTCTTGCCCAAGTGTCGGGGCTTGCTTTGATACTGCGGTCGGCAAGGACGTAATAGTTATTGTCTGGGCTTATGCCTACGACGGAGATTCCGGTTTCGTCGGAGGCGGCGTTGGCGGTTACGGCGGGGTCGATTGCTACAACGATTCGCACTAAAGTTTCGGGTTCTTTAACGCGGGAGTCGTCGAGCATTTGGCGCGTCCATAATGCGCCTTCGATATCGTCTACGATTTCGCCGTAGAGTTCTTGCCGGCCGAGGCGTGTGCCTTCGTAGCGTAGTCGGAGTTCGGCCAGGGCGGCGGGTGCGAGGTTGGCGGCGTTGTCGAATGTGGAGCCGCGTTGGATTAGGACGTTGTTTTGGGCGGCTAGTTCTTTAATAAGTTTCGTTGGGCGTGGCGTTGTGGTTACGACGGTTTGGGGATTGTTGCCGAGGCGCAACGCGAATTGATATTGCTCCCACGTTTCGGGGTATTTGAACGCGGCAAGCTCGTCGAACCAACCGCCGTGAAACTGTGGGCCACGGAGACGGTTTGGTTCTTCACCCGAAAAGAGTTTGATTCGGCTTTTGTTGGTCAAAATGATTTCACCGATTGAACGGTTGTAATCCTTTAATGTTCCGTAGGCGCGAAGAATGTTAACCACTCCTGATTCGCCTTCTGCGCAAGTGTCGCGGGCGTCCGAGAATGTTGGGGCAACAATAGCCCAACGGGTGTTGCGGTAGCGTGAGGCGTTCCAAGCTAGCCATTCGGCGGCGGAACGTGTTTTACCGAAGCCTCGTCCTGCGAGGAGTAGCCAGGTGCGCCAATCTCCGTCGTTAGGTATCTGTTGGGGTCTGGCTTGTTGGTGTGTCCATAGGACTCGTCTGGCCGCTATGCGTGAGGAGGTCGACGAGGCGGGCGAGTTCTGCGTCGATACTGTCGCCGTCATAGGTTGTAACCTCTACTTGTTGTTTGATTGGTTGGTCGAGTCCGAGGAGTCGGCTTCTGCGTTCTTGGATTTTGAGGAACGTGTTTATGGCGGGTATGTCGCCGGTTAAGACTTTGTGCCAGATTGCGGCTTGGGCGTTGTCGAGTCGTTGGGTTTCTATGGTGCGTATTGCTTCTACGTCTTCGATGATGATTCGTTTGGTTGCGCGGACGTATGCGGCGTGTGCGCCGCTGGGTGTTTTGTAGCCTAAGTGTTCGGCGATTTCGTCGAAGGTGTGGCCGGCTCGTCGGAGTTTGACGGTTTGGGTTTCGCGTTCGAGGACGTCGGGTTTGACGATTCGTTTTTGGCTCATAGGTTCATTGTATAAGGGTTAGAAAAGTGTCGGGTTGTTGGGGTTGGTTTGGTGGGTTTGGTTGGCGTGGTTGAGTCTGGCTTCGATGATTGGTAGGTAGTCGGCGGTTAGTTCTATGCCGATGAAGTTGTAGCCGTTGAGGAGTGCGGCTTTGCCTGTTGTGCCGGAGCCTGTGAACGGGTCGAGGACTGTTCCGCCAGGTTGGGTTACGAGTTGGATTAGGTAGGTCATTAGTTGGGTGGGTTTGACGGTTGGGTGAAAGTTTTGGACGGGTTCTTTTCCGAATGGCATTGTGGCTAGTGTGGTTGCGTCTTGGGCATACTTGCGGGCAATCTGTTTTGGTAGTGCGTCTAAGCCTTCGTTGCGGTCTTGGTTGGTGGCTCGTGGGACGTAGAAGAAGCGTTGGGTTTGTTCGTCTAGGGTTTGGTTGGTGGTTTCGTCGAGTATTACGTTTGCGGGCCAACGGCCTTGCGTTGTTTTAGACGTGTATGGTTCACCGCTTGCGTTACCGAATGGCTTGGCCCCGTTGTCGAAAGTGTTTATGGTTATGGTTTCGTTTCCGATTCGGCTTGCGTCGATGTTGAGTGCGCCCGTGCCGTAGGTGAGGACGTTGGTGGCGACTGTTCCTTCGAGTGGTTTGCGGGCGAGGACGATTGGTTCGACGCTGGGTTTGAGTGCGGTTCCCCAGCCTTGCCATTGTTTGGCTTCTTCGGTTATTGGTTCGTGGCTTGGTGTGGCTTGTGCGTTGGGGTGTTCTGCGGTGCCGGTCGTGTTGTGGCCGTAGGAGTATTGTTTGCCACGGTGTCCCATAACGTTCGCTTGCTTGTCTATGGCGATAGACACGTTCAACGACTTAGGGAATGTCTTGTTGCTTATCCAAGACACCATATCGCGTATCTCGAAGCCGGCGTCTTCGATAGCTACGGTCATTCGGTGATAGGTGCGCGGTGAACTGAACGCGAGGAGGTGGCCGCCAGGTTTTAATACTCGTAAACATTCGGCCCAGAGTTGGACGTTGTAGGCGATACCGGACGAGTCCCACGTTTTGCCCATAAACCCTAACTCGTAGGGTGGGTCGGTGATTATGGCGTCGACCGTGTTGGCGTCGAGTGTGGGTAGGACGTCAAGGTTGGAGCCGTGGTAGACGAGGGCGTTGTCTAGGGTGATTGTGGGTTTCATTTGGTGTCTTGTTGTTGGAGTATGCGGTTAATGATTGGGGCTATGGCGAGGGCGGCCTGTTGGGGGACAACTCCGTTTCCGCAAGCTTTAAGTTCTTCGTTGCGGGTGAGGCCGACGCCCGTTATCCATTTTTCGGGGAGGCCCATTAACCATTCGGTGAAAGATGACGAGAGTCTGTGGGAGCCGTCTTTGCCGTCGGGTTTGGTTGGGGCGGGTGCGGGGCGTCCTAGTATTTGTTCCCAGCGTCGGATTGCGGGTTCGTATTTTCCCCAACCGATTCCGTTGTTTTGGATTACTTCGACTCTTACTTCGAGTCGTTTTTTGGGTCGCCGGCTTCTACTTCGCTTCGGGCGGAGTTGGCTCCCGAACGTGCGCGGACGGTTGGTAGGAGGATTTCTGGCTTTATTGATTTCGGCACTTCGTCCCACGACTCAAACTCTTTAGGCAATATGCCTTGCGCTATTTCTATGGCTTGGTTTAATGAAACGTGAGCATAGCCACCTTCTTTAGTAGTCATTGCCCTACGGCTGGTTCTCATTGGGCTATTGGCTAAAACTGTTGGCAACAAGATTTCTTGGCCGTTTAGTATGGCTCGGGCTAGAGTGTCGGTTTGGATTACGCCGTTGCGTTCGTGTGGTTGGGAACCGTCTTTATAGTCTCGGGCGGTGGCAGTTGGTAAAAGGTCGAGTATGTCTTCTCTAAGGTTTCCGCTACTGTTGCGGCGTGAAGCGTTTTCGCCTTCGCCTCGTCTAAGTTGTCGTTCTCTGGCCTCGCCCGTTCGTGCTGGCAACGTGTCCATTACTTGCGGCGTTGGGAATAAAACACGTTCGTCTCCGTCAACGAGTGCTTTAACAATTGTTCCAACTTGCGGAGTTGCTCGACGCAAACCGGCTTCATAACCTTCGGCTTGTGCGTCTCTAGCCTTTGGCGTTGGTAGGGTAGGCGACGATAAAGACGCGGAATCGGTTATGTGGCGCACCAGCGTCGGCCGCTCGAACGCTTGTCCATTCCGCGTCATACCCGAGGTCGGCCAGGTCTCCAAGAACGGCTCCCAATGCTCGCAGAAAAGGTTGGGTTGGTTGGTCTCCCAAACACCACGGGCAGAGTTCCAAGTCGCTATGGGCTTCTGCGGAGAGAAGTCCTCTAACGTTTTCGATGATAACGAGGCGGGGTTTAATGGTGTCGATTGCTCGGGCGAACTCGCTCCATAGTCCACTTCTTGTTCCTTCTTTCAGTCCTGCCCTTTTACCGGCGAGGGATAGGTCTTGGCAAGGGAATCCGCCGGTGAGAATGTCGACGGGTTCGACTTGGGTGAAATCTACTTTTGTAACGTCTCGATAGTTTGGGATACCAGGGAAGTTGCGTTCTAGGATTTTTGACGGGGCGTCGTCCCATTCGCAATGCCAGGCTACTTCTGCTCCTGTTACTTGGGTTACGGCTAGGTCGAGTCCGCCGTATCCGCTAAATAAACTGCCGATTCTCATTTGCTAGTTGTGAGGGTTGCGGGGACGTGTTCCATTGGGACGTCGCATTTGGGACACGACGGGTTTGGGTTGAGTCCTATGGTTGCGGACTCGCATTTGGGGCAACGGTAGACGCGCATTAGAACGGTGTGTCGTCTAGTTCTGCGGGTTCGGTTGTGGCCCAACTTGCCGAGTTCCAACCCGTGCTGGTGGCGTTGGTGGCCGGTGGAGTGTGGTATGGCGTGGAGTCGGTTGCTAGGCGGCGGATAACGTTGCCGATAGTGGTTGCCGAAATGAATAGGCCAGAACGTTCTTTGCCTTCTTTGTCGGTGTAAGACTTCTGTTGAAGGTCGCCGCTAACGATTACTTGTGCGCCACGGTCAAGCAACGCTTCGGGGTAGGAGCCGTTTCCTGTTACGGTGAACCATACGGTTTCGCCGTCGACCCATTCGTTGTCTTTCTTGAAACGTGGCGTTGAGGCCAGGGTGAACGTGGTTATGGTGCGACCGTTTGGGAGTGTTTTGGTTGTGGCTTGACGGCCGAGGTTACCGGTTACGGTTATTTGAATCATTTTCTTTTCCTTCTTTTAGTTAGTCGTCGGAGTTCTTCGCGTTCTTTTTCGGTTGAACCGCCCCAGACTCCGAGTTCTTTGTTAGTTAAAGCATAGTCAAAACAACGGACTTTAGCGGGCAGTCGGCGCAAACTTGTTTGGCTTCTTCTTCTTTACCAAGCTCGAAGAATAGGTCTGGGTCTATGCCGTCTTTAGCGCAAGCGGCCGAGGTTTGTTTGCTTCGGATTAGTTGTTGTTGTTCGAGGCGTTCAATGAGTTTCGTATATTCAGTCATTAGGGCGGCCTATGACGATTAGGGTTTTGGGTTGTGCGCTTGTGTAGCGTTTGGTTGCTTTCAACGAGACTACTTGGGAGTCGTCGACCCAGACGGCGTTGGACATTGTTAGGGCGTCGAGTATGGCGCGGGTGAGTTTGTCGAGGTCTGGTTTGACGGTGGGCCAGAAGCGTTTGCGTTCGGTAATGCTTTTGGGTCTGGGTAGGAGAAACGTTATGGCTATGGTGGCGGGTTCGTTGTAGCCGAGTTTTTTAAAGTTGTTGACGATTGCGGCGTCGGCTACTTGTTGGGCTACGGTGAGTCGCCAGGGTTTGAGTAGTTTGGAAGCTTCGACTAGGACTATGCGGCCGCCTCGCTGGTAGGCGTTTTTTGAGCCTTGTGGTTTGGCTATGCCGTCGATTTCGATAAACATTATTTTCCCTCCTGTGTTTGGTTTAACTGTATTGGGTGTCTTCGATAATGGCGGTTAGGCGTTCGAGTATGTTGACGTCGACGTTGGTTTGGATTACTGCGTCGTTCAAAACGTGTTCGAGTATGCGTTTGGATTCTAGGTAGCGGCCGAGTTTGCGTCCGGCGTTGAATGGGTCGTCGAGGTTGGTGCGTTTTGCGCCGTGGGTGCGAATGGTGTCGATTAGGTTGTTGAGTGCTTGCCGGTAGTTGAATCCGATTCCGCGTTTGTAGGTGTCGCGTTCGTGTTCGAGTATGGTGAGGATTTCGTTTTGTTCGTTGCGGGCGGCCGCACGAATAAGGGTTTCGTTCACTTGCTACTTTCCTTCTTGTCTGATTCGAGGGTGAGACTGTTCGCCCAACTGTTGCCAGCGTCGCCGCCCCAAGCGTCCCAAGCTACACGGCCGGCACTAGGGAAACCTTTTTCGCCGCTATTGAAACCTTCGGCTTGCTTGTCTACTTCGTGGCGAGCGAAATAGGAGCGCATACGTTTAACCGTGTCTTCGCTAACGGGTGTCCTGTTGGCGAGTTGGTTGGCTCGGTTGCGTCCGACGCTGGTAAAGCCGGAACCGGCTAGGCCGTCGCTTATCCACGCGAGGGCGCGTTTAGCGTTGTTGGCTACGGCTTGGGTGGGTTTAAACGTGTTCACTATTTTTAGCCTCCGAGACTATTAGCAACGCTTTCTTTAATCCTTTAACGAACGCTCGTGCGTCGGCCGAGTCGAGGCGTTCTGGGTTGTTGGTGAACTCGTCAAGTTCGGCGCGAATGGCTACGGTGATTCGTTCGCGTTCGTCGAAGATACCGAGTTGGAATCCGGTTGTGGAACGATACCAAGTGGGCAGTTCGCGCGGGTCGGACATTACTGCGGGTTCCGTTCTTGGCTAAAAATGTAGGTTGCTAGGGACTTGATTTTTCGTAGCGGAATCCGGCCCAAGTTTTCGAGTCGGTGGTTACGATAGGCGCGGCCGCGTAGCCTTCTTCTTTGAACTTGTCGAGAAGTTCTGGCTTGTCGCGTAGGTCGACTTCGGTGTATTGGATTCCAAGCTTGTCGAACATTCGTTTCGTCTGGTTACATTGAACGCAAGTTGGGCCATTGGTGTAAACGGTTACGGGGATTCGGGGCATAATGAGTTTCACTTTCTAGGCCGTTGCTTCTGATGTTTGCTTGTCAACCAAGTTATCAAACTCGACGTAGGCTTCAAACCAATCGGTGATTAGCCAGGCCGTCGACTCGTATGGGTAAACGCTTTCGACCCATTGTAGGAACTTTTCGAATAGTTCGTTGGTAATAAAGTTTTTGGGTCTGATTCCTCGGTCGCGGAAATGGAAAAAGATTTTGTGGCGGGTGAGGGTGGATTCTTTCCAATAGGTGCGTGGACGAATAACGTTGTCCATTACTTCACCGTCAATCTAAGAGTGGGTTCGCCTTGTTTGGTTGGGACTGTGCCTAACGCTTTCTCGATTGCGTCAAGGTCTGGGGTTGTGCGTCCGGCTACTTGCGTCCACGAAACTTTCAACCCGTCAAATGTGATTCCGTTGACTCCTTCGAGGACGGTCTTGGCCGCGTCTTGTTCGGCTTTCAAGTCTTTAATCTGGGTGTTCAACTCGACATAACGGGCGGCCGCGTCAATAACGGTATCGTCAAGGATTGGTTCGCCGGTCGAGTCTTTAGGTTGGCCGTGGCAGACGCTCCCATAAAACTCGCAGTAGCGGCGACAGAACGACGCGGGTTCGCGTTCTGGTGCTGGAGGCTCGGTTGCTTCTTCAACGTTGCGTAGCCAGGCTAAAGCTTCTAGGGCCACGTCTGGGTTGAATGGTTCGGAGTGAACAACGATATCGTTTTCGGTTCCGTCTCGTGGAATACCGACGAGGGTAACCGTGTGAACTTCAACGCCCGTTAGGGAGAGAAGATACGCGTAGGTTTGAACTTGCCAACGCTTTTGTTTCGATACGAAGTAGGCGGCGTTCTTTAACGTAATGGTTTTCCAATCGACTACTTCGCCGTCTTTAAAGTAGTCGATTGTTGCGGGCGGGTAGCCGTCAATCTCGACGCGATGTTCTACGAGCGCACCGTCCACCGGTAAAGCTTGTTCAATGAGTGCGTGGATAGCGGTTCCCATAATGGCCGGTAAGCGCAGAGTTGGGTTAGTGCCTTTGTCGCCGTTGAGTTTGTGCCACACTTGGCGGCGACAACTGCCCAACTGTGAGACACCGATAGCGGTTTGTTGGCTTCGTGCGCGTGAGTTGTCGTATGCGACCAGGTTAGCGACGAGTGTTTTAACGTCCATAACGGACTCCCTCCTGTTCGAAACTTTCGAACACTTAACAAACCTTAGTCAAACCGAAACCTGATTACAAGCATTTACGAAACCTTTTTTACTTGGCAAGTTCTGAAGGGCAGAGAACGGCTTAGTAGCCGTCCTCCAATTTACCCGTATAAGTCGTCGGGGTTTTCAAACGTGGACACCTCACTACAAGGAATCCGGCCGCGCCATACACTCTAACGATTCGGTGGTTCATCGTAAGGCGGCCCGTGTTTACGACACCGTTAGAGTTCTAACTTTTCTCAAGTCTCCACTCGGCTTAACCTTCACGAGTGCGCGAAACCGGCGGCCTCTAACGCTCGGTGGCCCCGCTGGTTAGGCGACGGCAAACGCCTCTAGGACGTCTTGAAGAATACGATAAACCCGTTTAGGCGATTAAGTCAAACCAAGCCGTCTACGACTTGCTGGAAGCGTTCTCCACTATCTCTACGAGACGGGCCGCCGCTTCGCCTGTGAGACTCTCGTTGAGCAACGGGTCGCCCGCAATAGCCTCGACGATACGCGACCTCTCAAAAGTCAACGTAAGGCTTTTAATGGTGGAAACGTAGACGCTCCACGCTTCGGGGTTGGCACTCATAACCCAATCCTAAACGTGCCGAAAATACGAATCCCCGCCAACCGGAGTCGACGGGGTTCGTATAGCGGAAAGATTATTCGGCGTTGAACGCTCCCGCTAGTCGGGCAAGCTGGGTTGCGTAGGCCATAGCCAGCAACACGCCAACAAGTTTAATCAATGCGCCAGGTAGGTAGGCGAACGCGTCTTCGACGTATTGGCCGAGATAGCCGAAGCCGAAAAAGATTCCTGCGAGCAACGATAGGCGGACAGTGGTTCGGACGATTCTAAACATTTGTTCCCTCTCTCTGGCAGTCGGTTTTGAACTGCCTAACCCAACTTTACGAAACCTCGTTCGAAAAGTCTAGTATTTTTTGAAAAGTTCTTGACTAAGTTTCGACCACCATTGAACAACGGTCAACGTTTCGCCGGTGCGATAACTAACGTCCACTCGTTCTTTCTCCAACTCAACGTCGGCAAACGTGCGAATGTGAGACTCGGCTACGCAGTCGGCTTTTCCACAGAGACGAAACCCAGGACGGAATAGTTCGCCCGTCTCGGTGAGTGGATTGTCGTAATGGTCAAACGGGCCAGCGTAGGGTTCGCAAGTTCCGAACTCGGTTTGAATAAACTTTTGCGGACGAGCCGCACACGAGACGCATAGGACTTCTGATTTGCGAGCTTTACGTTGCTCCATACGGGTCGAGTTTTCTTCTATCCCGCAACGTTGGCATATCACGTTTGACTCCTCTAATGAAAAGCCGCGGGACGGCGGAGGGGGTGGCCGTCCCGCGGCAACCGAAAACATAGTTCGGTTCATTTAGTCGAGTCTAAGGAGAACTCGACCTAACCCAATACTATTCGGTTTCGCTACTGATTGTCGAATCGTTTACGCCGTCAAACAACGACCGGCAGAACTCGACAAGTTCGGGCCGAAGCAATGGGTAAACCATAATCGACGCAACAAGTTTTGCTAACGGTTTACGCACCGTTTCAAGTTCTCCCCAGACGAGGTTATCGTCGTTGAGTAGCCGGAGAGAGTCGAAGATGATTACGGGCGGCATAACTTCGGCCAGCATTGCGGCGTTGCGTTTAAGTAGTTTGGTTGTGCGACGTTGGTTGCGGCGTGTAATCGTCAACGACTTAGACACTAGCGGGTTAGTTAGGTCGGGCATTAGTTCGAGTCCTCTCGGTTCAATAGGGTTATGGCGCGGGCTTGGCCTAGTCGAATCCGAATGTGGCCCGACGCGGCTAACTGCTGGAGTTGGTAGTTCACGGACGCCACGGACTTTAAGCCGCAAGCCTCTCCGATTTCTCGATACGTTGGCACGAACCCGTTTCGTTTCTGATAGGTGTAAAGGTAGTCGAGTATCTGTTGGCGACGTGGTTTCATTAGGCCACCGGCTTAAGGAGGATAGCAAGGTTCGCAATGTCTTCGACAAGACTGTTGCCCGCCCATTTGCCTTCGGAAACGATACGCATAACCCGTTCATATTCGGAGGCTACGCCGGCGTCGAACGCGGCTTTAGCAACCGTGTTTAAAACTTCGGTAGCCACGGGCGTCTCGTCGATTTCAGAGTTTACCAATCTGGGTTTCCTCCAATTTCTTAATCAACATTTCGACTTGCTTGCCAGGCCGGGTTATCTTGCGTAACACTTTGAGAATGTCTTGGCGTTCTTGGATACGGCCCGAACTGTGTGCGGCGTTATAGACGGGTAGGAGTTCGGCTCGCACCGAATCGAATAACGGTGTGCCACTCATTCCGCAAACCCAATCTTCGGGGCGCGACGTTCACGCAACAAAAACAAACCGTCCAACGAAGGATTCTCCTCCATAATCTTTCGCGCATACAACGCCCGAAAGTTGTTGTTCAACTTGAAACCGTCCGCGTCCTCACCGGCGAAATGCCACTCCCAGCGGAGACGCTCAAACAATGTTGCGATACCGAGTCGAGCGTGGCCCGCGGCAACCCAATCGTGCGACAAACGAACAAGCCGCGAATACACTTCTGGGAACTCTCGATGAAACTCGTTAAACGCAATCTCGATACGGTCAAGGTCTAGGACGCTCATTAGTTCACCTCCGATTGACGAGTCAAAATAAACGACTTCAACGTAACCGTCTCACCGAGAGAGTTCTCCCAAGCTTCGTCCAAGTGTGGGCCAATCTCTTTCCACAACTTACGCAGTTCAACCTTCGAAGTAGCGGCGTTAATCTTGCTTGCCCAGGCGAGGCGAGTGTCGCCGTCAAGTGGCTCAACGATTTCGGCGTCCACAATCTCGACCGGTTTGCTTGCTGGAACGTTAACGGTGGCCGGCTTGTTCGCGTCGGCCTGTTCCATTTCCTCGGACGTGTAGATTCCCGATAGGTCGTTAGGGAACGCTTTACGCAACGCCAAAGCTTCGGCAACTTTAGCCAACATTACGTCGGGCATTTTCGCCCATAGTCCCATAGGTCGACCGTTCTTATCGGTTGGTAGGTAGGACGTCAACGTGGCGACTGCGTAGAGTGGTTCGGCAAAGCCGGCACGATAGACGCCAATCTTGGCAGCGGACGGTGGCGTGGTTGGGTCGAGCCATACGTCTCGCCAAGCTCCGTCCGGGCCACACCATAGCGGCTCGGTTTGGCCAGCGTATTCGCCGGAGCGTTGCGCGATGATACGCAACCCGTCAATGCTGGATTGAATGGTGTAGCGGTTGCCGTTCAAACGGGAGTCCCAGCGGCCAATCATATAGAGTTGGCGGCTAAACGGGTCGAGTCCGGTCTTCTGGGCGTAGTGGAGGAATAGGGCTAGGTCGCCTTCTGGTGCGTCGGCTAAACCTAGTTGGCGGAGTGCCGCGAGTTGCGGCGTCTGCCAATTCTTTTGTTCGTTGGATACTGCTAGGGCGGTGGTCATTTGTTGCTCCTTCTTGTTGGTGTTGCGGGTGGGTGGGTGGCCGCTTATGCGGCCACCTTCAAAACTCCGGCTTCGAACTTCTTAGCGCACTCGCTTCCGACGGGATAGTGGCCCATATAGCCACGGTCGGCCTGGTCGGCCTTGCCGTTGCGCGACTCGTCCCAGATTGAGCCGCCTGCGTATACCTCAACCCATAGCGGGTTCGCGCCAACGCGACGCTCGCAAACGGCGCAATGTTCAATCGAGCCAACGTAGAAACCGCTTTTGAAAATCATTTCGTCGCCGTGGTTTAGTTTGGTTGCGGTGTTAGTTGCGGTGTTGGTGTTCATTTGGATTTCCCTCTCCTTGTTTGTTTCGATACTTTGTTCGGTATCTACTGAAAACAATACGCCCAACCTCCGACGTTTTGTTGGAAAAGCCAAAACTTTTTAGATAACAGTTTGGTTACAGAAAATAAGAAGCCCGTTAACAGTTGCCGCGGCGCAACACTTGAACCGTTTAAGTCTCTCTCGACACCCTCACGGGCCGGCGGGCGATTGAACCTATGCGACCACGACGCCGCCGCCGGTCGTAAGCCGGTAGGCCGTTCAGTTTTGCTAACCTAACCTGAACCGTTAGAGACAACCCGCGGGCGTCTAGTCAACTAGCGGAGCGCGACTCCGAGAGACTGATAGGGAGTATTAAAGACTAACACGCCTCACCGAGTGCCTCCACCCAGAATCGCCAAATCCCGTCGCGGGTCATAACCCGCACCAACCACGAGAGACACGATTCCCGACGGAGCTTCCAAACCAACGTTGTCTCTAAACCACGGCGACCCGCCGTCCATAGCGGGCGTCTGAATCCACAACGCCGGCCCAACCTGAACCGCCTTGTAATGGTGGTAATGCCCGCTTAATAAAACGTGAGCCGCACCAATAGGCGTCCTGCCCATACTCTGCGTCTGCCACCATTTCACCAAGTCGCGGGCCTGGTGGCCGTGAACCAAACCAACCAACGTTCCCGACAAGTCCACCGTCAACGTTTGCTCGTCCGAGTTCGGATACCGAAACTTAACGTGTTCGAACGCTGGATTCTCCCGCACAATATCTTCCACTTGTGAAACAACGTCCACCTGCCACGAGTCCAACGGGTCGGTAATAACGTGGCGAATCGTCTCGTCGTGATTACCTGGAACAACCGGAACAACAAGCGACTCGGTTAACGGCGCAAACGCTTTAACCCATTCCAACAAGACACGACGCCCAACCCGAACTTGTTGCGTCAACGTCAAATCAAGACGACCAACAATACGGCCACCCTGCGACACAACACCCTCAATACAATCGCCCAACTGCGGCAACGCAATCTGGCCAATGCCACGAGGCTTTAGTTCTTTATGCCGAGCAAGCGCGGCGTCCAACGCGCCACGAACACGACGCACCGTTCCCTCCGTGCCGTCCCCAGCGTCCTTACCGTATTGGGTATCAGACATAGCGTAAACGGCCGTCAAATCGCCCGTAGCGGGTTTACTATTCTTCGGTGGACGGAACTTCCTAATCTCGTCCACAAGCCGTTCAACGTCAATCTGTGGCGTGGCGACACCACGAGGTTTCAACGAGACTCGAAACGACTCCAACCATTCGCCGTCGTAGCGTTGCCACTTCGACCGACGAACATTCGTAACCAGCCACTCATTCGGGTCAAGGTCAAACTCGGCCAACAACTCCGTCGAATCCGTTAACGTGCCAGACTCGCGAGGAGTCGAAACTAGAAAGCCGCCGTCCTTATCAAGTTCAAGTTGCGGCCGCCAAGACTCACGAGGCGGCAAGTCTCGTTTATCGGAACCCGAACTCGCAAGTCCCGCCAAGTCCTCACTCAATGCCATTACTACACTCGCCGCGGGTATGACGTGTTAACGTCCCTGGCTTAATGACGTAACCGTTCGACTCCAAGATACGAGCCACCTGCGACTTCGAGACAAGTGGATTCTTCAACACTTCAACCAGCCGCGCAGACTCGTTCTCTGGTAGGTCGCGCAACAACTTACAAACACTACAACGAACCGTTGGTTGCGCTTGTAAAAGACGCTCATTAGTTAGGTCGTCAAACAATCCCATACTTACCCTCTCCTATAAGGTCAAGGTCATAATCCCATAGAACGGGACAAAAGTAAAACACCTACGAAGTTGGCAACGTCAACGTCAACGTAACACGTTCGCCCGAAGTCTCACCTGGCGACACGTTCAACGCAACCAGACGATACGTTGTATCGAGCGAGTTTGGGAACCGGTCGTCGTCAATACGAACTCGCACGTCGTCGCCAACTTGGTAAGTTCCAAACTGCGGGTCAACATAGGGCGGAGCCACAATCTTTAAAGTAGTTGGCGGGTATTGAACCGCCGCAAGCTGGCCGGCCGCAAGAGACGAAAGTTGGTTAACGCTACGAATGTCAATGTAAGAAACAACTTCTTCCAACACGGGCCACCCTGCCGCAAACCAATCCGACGAAGCCGACGCTGGAGACGCCAACGTTTTACCCTCATTCGAACCCGCACCAACACCGTAAACAATAGACGCCGCCAACGACCCGTCTTCGGGATACGCGTAAGAGATAACGTTGCCCGCCGGAAACTCGAACAACGGACTCGTAGAAGACGACGAACTATACGCAGTTCCCAAACGTGGATAACCAAAGTTCAACGTCTTAACCGGATTACCCGAACCGTCATAGGCGACACTAATACGGAAATCGAAACCATACGAACCAACACCCGTCGACCCGCCACGAGACAAGTCGAGCAACGCGTCATAAACAGACTTGTATTCGTAGCCGTAATACTGCGGAGAAACCGTAACACCCGACGGCGGAGTAGTCGGAATGACGACACCAATGTTTCCGTTAGCCACCGATTGCGCGTAGTTAATGAGATTCTGGCCGGCCGTAATCTGGTCAATGTTCGAATAGATTAAGTCGCTCGTAATGCGGCGACGTTCAAAATAGGACAAGAACTCGCGAGCCGTCAACGCTATCTTCTGCGAATCCGAATCGTATTCTCTATGCCAGATAATGCCGCCCCAAACGAGCGTCCCATTACGGTCAACATAGACTGCGGTTCGGCCTGGAATCGTTGCGTTAATAACGTTCGTGTTGACTTCGGTAGCGTCCGTTAAAAGTATCTGGCCCGACAACGTTCCCGACGTGTTGAGTTGTTGCGTGAACTGAACACTCGTTAAGTAGAGTTCCGCGAGAACTTGGTTAGTTAAAAGGTCTGCGAAAAGGTAGCGATACGAGGTAGCCATAAGCGGCCTCCTAGTTTCTTATTTCGCAGATACGACGGAGTTAAGAATGGAAAGAAGGGTTGCGCCGCCAACAATGCTTAGAGTGTTCTGCCAATCGACATTAGCCAAACCCATAGCTCCCGTTCCCAGAACGGCAATAGCCGTATGAGCCGCCGTCTTAATAGCGCGTTCGCCCGCAAACTCCCAGAACGCTTTAGTGAAAATAGTTCTCATTTATTTACTCCAACCAAACGTTGCGTAACCCGCAACATACTTTAACGAAACCGTGTGTAGGTCTACGATTCGAGCCGAACCAGAATCGGCCGACAAGTAAGTAACCGTTCCCTTCTTCGAGTCGACGTCTTCAACGCAAAGGCCAATGTGGTCGTGGGAGCCGCCGTCCTCACGCATACCCAAACCGTCCCACGAGAAGATTAAAACTTGTCCACGCTTAGGCAAACCGGTCGTGTGCCAGCAATTCAAGTTTTTAAAGTGTTGAACCCAAGTTCCACACGAAACAATCTCTGGCTTAGTGCCAGACACGAACGAGAACGCGGCCGCGCAGTCCAACATATTCGGACGGCCCTTCAACCACGGCGCGGTCTTTTGGAGTTGAGCGCGAGTTAGGCCAACGTATTTTTTATACGTTGCGATTGCCTGGTCAAGAGTCGGAGCCATTTATTTACCCGCCAACGTTCCGTTAACGAGGCCAACCCAAACTTCGATAGCCACGCTAATAACTGATAGGCCACCAATCGCAATCCATAGGCGACGTTCCAAACCGGAGATACGCGACTCGGCTTTGTCTTGACGTTCGTTTATCTTCTTCAAGTCTTCGCTAATCTGCGTCAACGTGGCCGTGTTCAATTCGATAACGCGAAGTCGAGTCTCGTGGTCGCTAATGTTGCGCTCCGTGTAGTCGATGTGGTTAGGCAACCGTTCGTTGAGAACAGTAACTTCACGAATGAGAGTCTGCGCCCAAGACGGGATTACTTCGTCGATTGCGGTAGCCATAGTCCAAGTTTACCTATTAGGCCCACGCGCCGATAGCGAGGTTGTTGCTGGCGTTTAGGTTGGTTGTGGTCGAGGAGACGGGAGCAAACTTCGCATACGAACCAGCAACGGTAACGCCCGCGGTTCCGGTAGCGACCGAGAACTTGATAGCGGGGTTGAGTGTTCCCGAAGTCGAAGTTCGGATTAGGCCCTTGACGTAAATGTTGTAAAGCGTCGAGGTTGAACCGGTAGCAAACGCGACGTCCGCGCCAACCGAAGTTTGATAAACCGAGTTGTTGGCCGCTGGGGTAGCCGACGAGTTGCTTAGGAGAGTGTAGCCACCAGCCGCCGAAGCTTGTAGCGTAGCCGTTCCATTACCGAGCAAGTTGAACGAAGCGGTGCGCGAGGTTGAACCTAAACCTGAAACGGTCAACGCCAACTCGAACTCGTAAATCGTGTTAGCGGCAACGGTCAAACCAACACCATAAAGCGACAAGTAAGCCGCACCCGTGTTCGCAATAGTTGGTTGGGTTCCGATTACTTCGTAATAGTGGCTTGCGTTGACTGCGCCACGACCCGAAGTAGCCGACGAGTTCGGAGTAAAGTATTGAGTCGCACCGTCATACTCGACAACGCCACCGGCCGCCGTAGTAAGAGTCGTGCCAGCATTGAACTTAACCGGATACGCCGTAGTCGTGCCACCCTGAAAGACACCGTTAAGCGACGCAACAAAGTTTAGGTTTGACGTAGCAAGGGTGCGAGTGTCCGTAATGTTGCCCGAAGTAATCGAAGTAACTGCCGCACCAACCGCAATCGTAGCGAGGCTAATCTGGTTAGCGGCCAACGTTGGAGCAACCGGTGAAGCGTTCGGAGTTCCTGCCACAACGCTAAACGCGACCGTGCTAGAAACGTCTCCATACGCGGCGTCCGTGAACGTAGCAACAACACGGTCAATACGAGGGAGCGTAGCGTTCGCAGTAGTAACCGTGAGAATAACCGTCGCGTCGTTGTATGCGAGATAGGCTCCCGTATAAGTGGACGCATTACCAACGAACGCGGCCCAACCCGTCGCAACGTTCACCGTCATATTCGGAGACGCCTGTGCCGTAACCGCCATACTCGAAGCGTTCACAATACCCGACGCGCCATAGATAGCCTGTTGCCCAAGCCTGTCCATAACGGCCGTATAGGTTCCAGCTTGAACCCAATTCTGCGGTGTGCGAAGTGCCATTCTTTATTCTCCTAAACGTAGGCGTTTCGATAAGTTACCGAGACGGACGTCGTTCCGGTTGTTACGTTGCTGGCCGAAAAGTTTATAGTCGAACTTCCTGGTGGAAAGTTAAACCACGACGACGAGTTCAACAACAAGTTTCTCGCAGTCGAACCGTTCAACGTCAAAGTTTTAGGCTTGTATCTATTGTAAGAACGTCGCCCGCCTGTAAAGCGTAGTTAACGGTTAGTGCGAAAGTCCCCGCACTATTCGATACCGTGAACACGGGTAGCGTTGCGGGGCCGTTTAATGTGATAGTCGCGTCGGTCGCAACCGTTCCTGCGTTGACGGCCGTTCCCTGGTTAATGTTTGAGACGCCGCCGTAAGTGTAGTTAAACGTCTTTGAATAAGTGCGCCCGTTGGCGGTAGGTGTTGGCGAGAAACTAATGGTTTGGAGAACGTCGTCATAACGGCGCGGGTCGGGTGCGAAGAAAGTGTATTGGGCGCGAATATAACCAAACGAAAACTCTGGGTCGAGGAGAACTTTACGCGAACGAACACGAGCTTCGAGTCGTTGCGTAACCGAGTTGACGTCGAGCAAAAAGTAGAGAGTCGTTGTTCCTGATTGTTGCGGAATAAGTGCGGCTTCGAGCAACGCTAAGTTTTGTTGCGCCGAGTTTCCGTTGCCCGCCAACACGAGCAAACTAAAAGTTAAGTGGCGACCCGAATAGAAGTCGCGGCCCGAAAACTCTCCGTCATTAAAGCCACGGTTGTCGTCTTGAACTCGAAGGTCTGGTAAACCTTTCAACCCGTCAACGTCGTAAACCTGGAATGGTGTTCCCGCACCAAACGTTAGGCCGTTGAACTGATACGAATAGTTTGTTGGTAAAGCCATTTTTATAGGTGTCCTAACGAAGTAACGGGCAACCCAAACTTGATACTCGAAACGGTGGCCTGTGCGATAGCGGCCGGCGACGCGTTCGTTGAAACGTTGTTTGTAACGTTAATGTTTTGAACCGTGCCACGACCCGCCATAACTTGCGCGTAGTTCGACGGGGCCACACTCGGAGACGAAACTCTCGGTGCGCTAGGAAACGTAACCGCTGGGTTCGCTGGGAACGTTGGAGTGCCACCCGTAGCCGCAACACGAACCGCGGCAGAAAACGCTTTCGAGAAACGTGCGCCCAACGACTGCGCCAACTTCATTAGCGGAGCGTCCTGCGAAGCAATACCCGCTAGAAGGCCCTTAACGGTGTTCACTCCGTCGCCATAAACGGCAGTCGCAACTTGTTCTGAAACGGTCTTAGAAGCGTCCTGAATAGCCTTATACGAGTCGTTAATCGTCGCCAACTGTTCGTCCGTAGCCGACGCCAAACCTGCGGCCAAACCGGAACCAGCGTCCACTCCCGCATTAGCCAACTGCGAGATAAGTCCCGACGCAACATTACGCGACTTCAAAAGTGCGATGTTCTGGCCGAACGTAATAACCTTCTTCAAAATTGAATCAAGATTAGTTTGAACTTCGGTAGCGGACGCACCCAGATTACCTACGTCAAGAAGGGCTTTCACCGAGTCGCCAATCGAACCAATAAGCGTTTTTGCTAGGTCATACTTGCGAGCAATCTCGTCGCGTTTAGCCGCAATCTTTTCGAGGATTAACTGCTCCTTGTTGGCGTAGGCTTCGAGGGCCGCACCCGCTTTCGCACTAATCGTTCCCGCGTCCAACGCTTTACCAATAGCGTCGTGAACCTTCGCGAAACTATCGGCAACCGACGACTGAATCTTGCCAACCGTTTTAGCAATAAGCGGCGGAACCTCGACTGATAGTTTGTCGACCGTCTTATAGAGTTCTTGTCGTGCTTTCTCTGCCGCGTCTGCCGCCGCTTTAGCTGCCTGGTTTGCCGCGTCGGGAGTTGTGAACTTAAAGTTTTTAAGAAGTTTGTCGAGTTTGTCTTGTTGCTTTTTCTGCGACGCCGCCGCGTCTGCGGCTTCTTGTTTTTGAACCCTCTCAATGGCGGCCTTACGAGCCGCTTCCGCCTGATATTGGATTGCTTGCGCGGCACGACCCGCGTAAGGATTATTAGTTGAGTTAAGAGTGGCCGAATACTTTTTCATCGTTGCGGCATAAGCGGCGTCTCCCGCCTTCTTCGCCGCCGTTGAAACGCCGGCACTCGTGCCACCCATAGCCGCGTTCAAACCAAGCAAACCCGCAGTCAACAAACCAACCGCAATCGCAATCGCGCCAATACCCGTCGACGCCAACGCCACCGAGAAACCCTCCGTCGCAATAGTCGACAACGCCATAACGCTACGGTAAACACCCAACGCAATATTGATTCCAACAGTCGCAAGTTTCCACGCAACCAAACCACCAACAAACGCGCCAATCATAGGCAAGTTGTTCGCTATAAGTTGGAACGTGCCAACTAGGAAATTAGAGAACGTTTGCCATTGCTGGCCCAACTGCGTAGTCGGGTCGGTGAGTTGCTGGAAAAACGCTTGAACAGTTGGAACAACACTAACCAGCCAAGCCGCCAACTTATCCAATATCGGCAACAACGCTTGGCCAACCGCAACTTGGATATCGTGAAACGCAACGGTCATTCGCTGGTAAGGGTCTTTATCGGCCGCAGTCTTAGCGGCACCCTTAAACGACTTCTCCAAAAACTCCATTTGGTTTTTAGCGTTCTTCGCACCTGGAACCAAACGGTTCAATGCTCCCGTGTTCCCCGTCAACGCGCGAGACATAGCCAACGAAACCGTAGTAACGTTCTTACCCGTTCCCGCAGAAACGTCCAACGCTAACTGCTGGAGGGCAAGAGCTTTAGTTGTGCTACCCGTCGCACGAATAAACGCGCCCATACTTGGGAGCAACGTGTCCGAGATAACGCCATTCTGAAGGCCCATAGCCTCAATGCTTTTATGGAGTTGTTCCACTTGGTCGGCACTTGCGCCCGTAGTGTTTACAAGTTGCCGGTCAAAAACTGCGTAAGACTTCTCCGCTTCAACCGCAGTCTTCGCGGACTCTTTAAGAAACTCGGCCGCCTTCTTAACGGCCTCAAACCCGATAAAGCCGGCAACCAAATGTTTAACGTGTTCGCCAAGACCGCCAAGACCTTTACCCGATTCTTTAGCCGACGAACCAAGCTTGTTTAAATCGCCTTGAACCTTACCTAGTTTT